GCATCCGAACAAAAGCTAATCAACAGTCTAAAGCAAGAAATGATTGAAAGGTATAAACATGGCCGACGATAACGAAATTGAATCAACCGAAGTGGTTGCGGATAAGCAACAAGCTGACCTCTCAATTAGAGAGACATTAAAACAGCAGTTGAATGAAACAAACACAAAGGAAGAAGATAATGATAATTTATCTTCTGAAGAAGAAGTAGCGCCAGTAGAAGATAAGCCCATCCTAGCGCCACCTGCTGATATGAACGCTTCAGAAAAAGAGGCGTTTCTTAATCCTAATCCAGCTAATGCTCATATTTTGCAATCTTACCTTAATCGTCGAGCATATGAGACTCGTGCAGATTATGGCCGTAAAATGCAAGAAGTAGAGCAACTAAGAAAAGAAACTTCAGGGCTCTACGAAACTATTAAACGATACGAAAACGAGTACGCCAAAGACGGTATTTCCATAGCTGATGTAACCAGCAAAGCCGTAGCCTGGGATCAGGCTATGAGCGCTAACCCTATAGAAGCTGCTCGTGAATGGCTCGAAACCTACGGGATACGCCCTGAAGACCTCATAAATCAGCAATACGCGCCCCAGCAGCAGGCTGAGTATCTGACTAGGGAGCAGGCAGAATCAATCGCTGAAGAGCGCTATAGAACCTTCCAAGAGGAACAGGAAAGAAAAGCTCTTGAGTATATCAACCAACAAGTTGTAAACTCATTTGTAAGTAGTAAGCCGCTATTTAGAGATCCAGAAACAGCAGCGCAGTTAGAAGCTGAAATGGCTCCGGTAGTACAGGCACTAAACGCAACAGGGCGGTACGCCTCCCCTGAGCAAGTGCTAGAAACTGCTTACAACTACGTAGTAAATGGCAATCCGACCTTTTCCAGCTTAGTTTCTAAAATAGCTGCTGGTCCGGCCATACAACAACAGCAAGCCACAGTCCAAAAAGCTAAGGCTGCTGCAAGGTCAATATCTGGCTCCGCAGGTAGCGGTTCTCCCAGAATAGAAGCAAAAAATATACGGGATAACCTACAGCGGCGATTTGCTGGCGATTAAACAAAGGTTATCCCATAAACTTTAAGGGATAACACAAATGCCAAATTTGGAAGAGGCAATCGTAGCAACCCTTTTCGACCAGTCAGATTCAATCGCGGATACTGTGCTTCGGCATAATCCACTATTGTCTGCTTTGGACGATCAGGGTCTTATTCGTAAAATTTCTGGTGGTTATGAGCTTCGTAAGCCTGTCATGTATAATGACAACGCTGTAGGAGAGTTCTACCAGGGTTTTGATTCATTTAACCTTAACGCCATTGATGACCTTACGGCTTTTCGTTTTGCTATTAAACAGGTTTATGAGCCTGTTGCAATTAGTGGACGTGAGCGTAGGGCTAATCGTGATGAAGCACAGCTTTTGGATCTTGCTGAATCCAAAATGCAGGCTGCAATTTCTCGTCTAAAGAATACTGTTTCTACCTCTTTGCGAGGCGATGGAACGGCTTTTGGTGGACTTGAGTTTGACGGCATTAAAAAAGCTGTTTCTACATCACCATCGTCTGGAACCTACGGAACGATAGATCGTGGTACTAACCTTTGGGCACGTAACTACGCTGTTCAGGTAACTTTGGCAGCAGCTAACGTACAGGAAAATATCACTGACGTTATCAGCCGTCTAACCCGAGGAGATGAGCAGCCAGACCTCGGTCTTATGGACCGTACCGCTTGGAAGTATCTCCATAGTTCACTAACGGCAATTCAGCGTATTCAGCTTCCTGCAAAGAAAGCTGTAGCTGGTTTCCGTGTGCTTAACTATGACGGATGCGATTTCGTATTTGATGGTGGGTTTGGTGGTCAGGTGCTTGAGACTAATTCATGCCGATTGCTCAATACTAAGTATTGGACTTTCGATATGGTTCGTGGCGCTGACTTTAAACCTCTTGCACCAACAATGGATAGACCAGTTGATCAGGATGCTTTCTTCACCGTAATTCTCGTTGAAGGAAACCTCTGTTGCTCTGCTCCGGCTCTCCAAGGTGTTATTTATCAGTAATAGTGGAGGGATAGAACATGTCACAGAGTGGATCTTTCGGAGTTGATTACAAAAAGACTTTTGTTCAGACAAACAACCTTGCCTTGCCTGCATCGCTTATGACAGTTGGAAGCTCGCCGGTAGGGGAATTTGTATTTGTTCAGGCTGCTGGAGCCATTGACCAATACGCTTTCGTTAAAATCGAAAACGATGGTCAGGCTGCAATGCTGACAACTACTAATGCTGGTTCTCAGGGACTTCTTGTTGGTGTAGCTCAGGTAGCTGCTGCTGACGACGAGTACCTCTGGGTATGGGTTGGCGGTTTGAATGGTGGTGGAGCTAGTTCAGGTATTAAGGGTAAGGCTGCTGCATCATACGCTGCAAAAGCTAACCTTAACACTACTGCAACTGCTGGTGTAGCTGACGATGCTTCAACAACTAAGATTGCTTACGTTGTTGGACTAGAAACACTAACTGGTGCTGGCACCGTTACGTTGTTTTCAGTCGGACATCTTAAGGTCAACTAATTAAATTAAGGGGGGGGAGCAATCCCCCCTTTTTGCGAGGATTTATGCCAAGTACAGTAAATTTAATTGGTTTGGGTATGCCACCTGAGCAGGCTGAAGAGGTGTCCAACGGTACCTTTACAACCGTTACTAGCACTAACGCAGTCAATGCTACGGCTGGTGGTGTTCGTACTAAAATGGCAATTAACAATGTAAACGATACTACCCCAACGGCTGCGGAGCTTACTACTTCGTTTGGTACTCCTGCTGCTGTAGGGACTGGTTTCGTAGGAATTGTGAAAGACAATGACGCTGATACTAACTGCTTTGCAGTAATATCAAACGGCACATCTTTCTTCTTCCTGAAGTTTACTAAGGCCACGTAACTAACGGGGGGGAGCAATCCCCTCCTTTTTACTATACCGCTATGAAAAACCTATTCTACCTCCTAGTGTCCCTCTTTTATGTTGGCGCAGCTCATGGCCAAGGCATAACGTCTCCAACGTATGTATCGGCCTCTGTAGCCTTTGGTAGCGTTACTGGTTCCTACACGCAGTTTCTTGTTGGTGGCAAGGCGCTTGTCGATATTGATGTTTTAAACAACACCGACAAGGACATTTTCTGTACGTGGGACGATACAAATGGCGTAGAAGTCCCTGCGTATAGCTCGTATCGTCCTAACCTTGGTGAGTCTAAGAAGTACATTTACACTGCCCTAAAGTGTAAGCATGCTGGCGTTGCTCCTACTGTTGGATCTGTAGATATATTTGGGTACTACTAATGAGAAAGCTTCTAGCGCTTGTATTAAGCTCTCTGCTTGTTGCTACACCAGCTTTTGCTGATAGGACAATGTACGCCCCTGTAAGGCTTGCTCCTACGGCTACCGCTGGAACCATTTTGTTTGGGGATGGCACAGCCGCAGCTCCTTCGATTAGCTTTAGTGCGGATCCTGATACGGGGATCTTTCGATCAAGCTCAGACATACTGTCTTTTGCTTCTAATGGCGTAACCACAATGCACTACGACGGCAACGGCCTTGTGTTGGGCAACTCTGGCACATCAACGTCAGGGCCAGGGACGGGAGTAATCCGTGGAACATACGCCTCAGGAACAAACATTGCAGGTGCGCCCATAACCATCATAGGCGGTCGCAGCACTGGCACCGGCGCAGGTGGGCACATAGCGTTTCAAACCTCTGCAGCAGGTTCCAGCGGCAGCACCGCCAACACGCTTACCGAGCGCATGAGGATCACCTCAGGCGGTACTGTGTATTTTGGCAACGGGGATTTTAGTGCATCTCCCGCCGCGGCCACAATACGAGGAACAAATGGACAGGGAACCGATATCGCAGGGGCTGAATTAATTGTTCAGGCGGGCGCTGGGACAGGCAGCGCAGCATCGGGGGCCGTTACCTTCAGAACTGCAACGGCAGGAGCAAGCGGATCAGGAACCAACTCATCATCTGATCGCATGCGAGTCAAAACAAACGGCCAAGTCCGCTTTATGCCCCTAGCCGCCGACCCCGCAGGAGCAGAAGACGGCGACGTATACTACAACAGTGCAACAAATAAACTAAGGGTCCGCGCTGGCGGCGCTTGGGTAGATTTACACTAAAGGAAAATACATGAAGCAGATAGTTTTTGGTTTGGTTGCAGTAGTAGCGTTGTCAGGATGTGCGGCTAAGGTAGTAGAGCAGCAGATTGCAGCGCAGCAGCAAGCATTGTTCATGGTAGGAGCAAAGGTCTTAGAGCTAGAGGCCATGCTCAAGCCAGAAAAGGCTGAAAAGATAAACGCTGCTTTGGCTAAGGGAGAAGTGCAGATAGACCCTCCGGTTATTCCCTCTGTTGACCAGAAGGAGAAGTGATATAGTACCTATGGCTAAATAACCATGGAGATTATATGCCAGAAATAGATTGGAACAGCATAATGAACAATGGAGGCCAGCGTAAGAAACGTTATGCTGGTGCTAACGTAAAGTTCTTTAATGCTTACAATGAGAATGAACGCAAATCCATAGAAGCAGGTAGACCGATATTTGATGAGATTCCTTCCATCAGTATTCAATGGCCTGGGCATGATGAAACAGTACGCAGGATTGAGCCTCAAGATATGCAGGAATATCCAGAGGCTTATGCAAAGTTTAAAACTGGGTCTGAAACTGTAGTAGACGGTACCCCATTGGCAGAATGGCCGCTAATGAGTGGCTCTGCTATGCGAGAACTACAGTACCTTGGCTTTAAGACTGTAGAGCAGCTTTCCGTTGCCACTGACGAAGCTAAGCGCAAACTAGGACCATTGTCTAAGTTTGTTACCCTTGCAAAGGAATGGCTAGCAGCAGCTAAGTCTGACCAAAGCGAAGTAGTAAAACTGAAGCAATTGCTAGAGCGAGAAACAAAGCGCAGAGAGCAGTTAGAGCACAAGCTTGAGCTTTTTATGCAGCGTATAGAAGCTAACGAAGGTACTGATTTACGTGGGGTTAGGCGTACCATAGCACAAGATATTCCTGATGAAGCATTAGAAGAAGGAATCATTGAAGCTGAAGACGAAGCTCTTGAAGAGCCTAAGCGTAGAGGTAGGCCAAAGAAGACATGACGATTGCTACGGTAATACAAAATGTTGCTAACGAAGCTGGTTACACTGTTGAATCATCTATTTTTACTTCGACAGAAACAACTACAAAGCAGTTGCTGGCTATAGCACAACGTATTAACCGTGACATATTCGAAGCGTACCCCTGGCCAAAATGCTACGCTTCCGGATCAATTACGCTGGTAGGGGGTCAGGCAACTTATGCCCTGCCAGCAGCTTTTTCTAACTATCAATATGAAACATTTTGGAATCAAAGCACTAGATGGCGTGTTTTGGGTCCAATGACTCCACAGGAATATGCTGAGATAGTTGGTTTTGGTGTAGAGCCTACGATTTACCAAAGATTTCAAATTCGTGGCATGAGTAACAATGAGTTGCTGATTAGTCCTACGCCGAGTGCCACTAACAACGGTAATGTACTTATTTTTGAGTATATCGCTGATCGTAGTGTAATGCCTAAAACTTGGTCAGCTAGCACAGCATTTGGAATTAATAGTTACTGTTTTAACAACGGCAATTACTACTTTACTACTGCTGGTGGCACTACAGGAGCCACTCCGCCAACTCATACAACAGGTTCAGCATCTGACGGTAGCGTAACTTGGGACTATTACAACGGCGCTTACAGCAAATTTCTAGCTGATACCGATGTAAGCGTTTTCAATGAAATGCTGCTAGAGCAAGGTGTACTAGAGCGTTTTGCTGAAATTCACGGTTTAGACACAATTAGGCCACGATTTGAACAGCAATTACATGAAGAGTTTGGCAGAGCGTATTCAAGCAAAGTCATTTATGCTGGCGGGGCAACCCGCGCATTACAATATGCCAGAAACGGTGTAGCAGTATTTGGAACGTGGATATGAACGGTATGCAAAGCAGACCAGAGCCAGAGATCACTACAAGAGATCCACAAGCCTATTTTCTTTGGCTTAGAGGTACTGGTTTAGATCCAATGGCCGCTGCACAGCAAGTTCAGCAACGCTTTGGCCCTGGTAAAACACCCGAACAAAGAGAAAGAGAAGCGGCGTCTGCTCAAGAAACTGCTGGTCTAGCTCAAGCTGGTGGTGTTG